ATATTCTGACTCCCACCTGGTACAGTCTGTCCTGCTGTCTGCGACGGCAAACTAGCTGTAGGGTTACTCATTGCTGTACTTAATCCGCCTGCGGCCATAGCAGTACTCCTATAACAACGGCACCATCGGTCTAATTTGGCGCATTTGGCTCTCGCTATCGCCTTCTATCTGACTAATTCGTCTAAAAATGAGCCCAGGATTACCCCTACCACCAGAGCTACGCTCAAACTCAGGATCACCAAAAAGTATTTGATGATAGTTTGTAGCATAATCTGTCATCCTAAGTGTTATAGCCCCTCGTTCCGCGGCTGCGTATTCCGCGATTTCTCGCCAATCGTTATCTAGTAGAAATGGATCTTGTCCAGATGGGGGATTAGCGAATGGATGTTCTACTTGATAACGCAGGAACATAGGAAACCTAGCCCACGGAACAGGAGCTATTCGGATAGTAGTACCAAATCGAGTAAAATACGCCGGTATTCCCGGCGTATTGAACATAAGTTCTAATGCATCTACTGTCTTCCACAGAAGTTGACTACCAGGATTTACTCCTATCGTACTAGGAATAGGCTCAAAGGGAAGGAAGTAACGAAATAGGGATGGTATTAAGTTAACAACCTCCCCTTCTTCGCCCGGAACTAAGAACTGATCGAGGGGGTAGGAACTCTGACCAGGCTCAGTCCACACCAACGGGCCAGTCCGTTCTAGCCATTGGAATCGAAAATTACGACTTAGCTCTAAACAAGAATCCATTAGCCACTCATATCCCCCACGAGCTAATAGATCTGTACGCATAGCTAATTTAGAAGTTACTCCACCTATAGGATTAGCAGCGTTCTGTCCTATACCGAACATCAAATCCTGCAAATTGTATTTAGGCTCTGGCATTAGAAGAACATCATCGTAGTATCTGCATCGCTGTGGATAGTGTGTAAGTAGACATAGGTACTAGTCCAAGCAGTAGTACCATCGTAGACATCTACATCTCGGGATTTACGAACTATCCAGTAACCAATAGGAACTCGTCCGAGGCCATGAGCTATTTGAGACTCACCACCTCCGGCGACCCACTCATTAGGAAGATTTAAGGAAGAGCCATTTGGCTTAATACGCACTATACTTACATCCATATTTCCTTGCTGAAACGTAGCTGGCGAGCCATCAGGTAGCGTCGTAGCTACTGTTCCCAACGTCGCTAGTCCTCCCGCTGCGCTCATATTAATAAGCGCCCTTAAAGATTTATAGAAGCTTACGTTTTGAAGACTTTGATTAGTAAGAACTCCCGGAGCCATTGGCCTCGGTAATTGTACTCCTGCTGGTATAAATCCTCCAGTTGTACCCATTAGATTGGTTCTCCTTCCGCGTACGTACCAAAAGCATGGACTTTAGAAATGAGGCCATTAAAGTTAGTACTAGAGATATTTATACGAGGATGCATGTTAGTGTATACACCAAAGCTCCTATATAACGTCGGCGACCCTTGGGAGTTTACTTCAATATCCGTAAAATCACTATCGTTAACTTTTATATGCAATGTCCCCATACCTGCCGCTCTTAATATAACACCTCGAACAGTAGGTAGACGATATATCTGAAACTCCTCAGTTCTGAAAGTCAAGTTAGTAATTGGAGGAATATCAGGTAAGCTAGATAGACCATCTGAATTTACATATTGAAATAAAAAGAACGAATCTAATTGCGTACCATTCATAACATTAAATATCATCCCACCATAAAGACTAGAAATAAACCACTGATCGTTCGCTATAGAAGCATTCGATGGAAACTTGAAGGTAGAAGCTATAGTAGCATCATAATCTAATGTCATCACTCCAGAGTAATCAGGATTACCTGTAATCTTCCTCATCGCATCAGTTACATCCAATACATGCCTAGTCCAAGTCCCAGTACCCATAGCAAAACTCCAGACGATCATATTAATAGGAATAGAACTTGCTGGACTAGAATAAGTTATATAAATATTATACACTAAATTAGGACTCAAATTATCTACACCGACATTAATGATATTAGCATGTACATCAAAATATCTAGAGTCTTTATATTTAAACATATTAATATCTCTGTATATAGCCCTCCTTGCTATTCCACATATCGGCTGAGGAGCATTACCAGCGGAGAACATATAGAAGTCATTATTATTCCCCCAAATCGCCATATATCCATATACAGCAAGGGTATCTGGCATTGTACAACCAATACCATCTTTGCCACCCCATAATAGAGTAGAGTCAAAAGGAAGGAGAGCCGAAGTGCCAGTAGGTGTGAGTTGAGTAACGCCTTGGTCATGGATTATATATCCTACGTTGCCCATAGCAAAGCAACCAGTTATTTCTTGCTGTACTTCAGGAAGCGTATTATAGCCAGGAGTAAGGGCCGGGTCGGCGTTAGGATCAAAAGTTGTATATCCATCTGGCGCAGCAGACCAATTATACCGATTAGCTTTATTCGTCGGCGAATCGGTACTCATATTAGTATTTGCCGTAATTAAATAATGATCCACAGTCATACAATACTTCCCACCTACAAAAGCCTGCGGAGTAGCATCTTGCTGAACTGCCTGAATAAAGCTTACGCCTGGAATATATACATATTGAGTCATGTTGTAATAATCAAATATGTATATAATCTTATTAATCATTATAGAACAACTATATAACGGCGCATAAGGCAATGGCATAAGGATCTGTAATGTCTGATCTAACATCCAACTCATACCATTAAAGTCATAAATATACCCATTCATTAAGCCATCTATAGCTACTAAGTTCTGTCCCACCGTATACATTGCCATAATTCCAGCAGAATTAGGCATATATAACGCAGTTCCATCTATAGAATGCTTGTATAAATCAGGGTCAAAAGCATAGAAATTAGTACTACAAAGCCTTCCGTGGCGAATAAACATGCCATCTGAACTTACTAATTGGTTTGGTGCAATATCCTCTGGCGAGGCTTCGCTTGAAATACCACCCCACGGATGCTCGTAGCGTATAATAAACCTGTTGTTGTCGAGATTCTCCACACCAGAAGGCATATCGCATCCTATTTATGTATGACAACGAATACCTTCCCGCTTCCAATCGTAACTAAATTAAAGCCTTCCACCCAGCTAAAGACACCATAGTTATGATTTCCTTGCGTAGCCCATTTAGCCCTAAGGATATCTCGTCCTACATTATCCTGTATTAACAACGGATCTCCGTCAGTATTCCCATCAGCCCATACTAAGTTCTTAATATGAGTCTGAGAACGAGATATGTTTCCCGGAGTGTCCAAGCTCCACGGATTACCTGTGATATCATTAGCCATATAAAACCTCTAGACAAATATGTCATCGCTTGCTATTTGCTCCGTAGGACGTATTAACTTTTCATGAGGACGCATGTCAGGACTATGCACTATAGTCTCTAATGCTCTCGCTTGTTGTGCTTCAATAGCTCCTTGAAGTACTGGATAACTATCAAAACAATCCTCGCATAGCAAAGAACCATATTGCCATTGTAGCTCGCGGTTCAAATCAGTCTTGCGACCACAACGATGACAGTAATGCCATACGTTCTCATTAAAAGTTCGTACACCATCTTGGGGCATTTACTTATTACCTTTCTTAGCCACTATCCTCGCCGAAGCTGCTCTCTTGCCAGCTTTACGAGAAAGCTCTTTCTTCGTAACAGGTTCTTTATCTTTTATTGTGCTTTTCGCCATACCTAGCTCCTTTTCTTCGCTCGCGCCCGCTGTCCAGAAGTAGGAAATGTGCGACCAGTAGCCTTTGCTTTTCCCATCGCACGCGCTGCTGCTCGTGGACTCATAGCACCTAAAGCAGCCTTCGATGCTTTTGCTCTATCTTTTCTAACTCCCATTTTATTACTCCTTTCTATTTCTATGGTTTCGTTGGTACTACTGCCATATTTGCAAATTCTTTCTGACTCATAGCACAAAGTTGATTAGCATGTTGCTTCAATTCAGGACTGGCTTTGTCTGAAATATGAATCGCGCACTCTACAAAAGCTTGTCCATTATGCGAAACTTGAGTAGCTTTAAACAACACTACTGGATGTACACAGCCACTCAGAAAGACGCTACTTAGTAGGAGGACTCGGTTTAGTAGCATTTATCTCTCCTTTCGACGTAGCTATGATTAAAAGAATAATCCCTACAATCCCTTCAGCAAGAGTTACTAGGTGGGTCTTCTCGTCGGATAAATTACTAAGCCAATGGTTGATTCCCGGTATCTGTGCCAGTAATGTTAGGACGACCACCAAGATGATAACTGCCAGCGGCTTCGACTCTGGAAGTTTCATGTATTTCTCCCGCGATGAAGTTGTGGATAAGGCTTAGTTCTGATAGAAATAAGCCCTGCTCTAACGCTCTTCGTCGCACGAGGCCGGGAAGTACTCGACCACCTGCTCGTACCCACCTCGGGAACTGATCCGCCGCAGGTAGGTAATTACCTTCGTTAAGCAATCCCAGAATAGTCGAGCTTCTAAATGCCCCACATCCGAGATTAAAAACGAAAGAAACAAGAGCGTCGAACATAGTCTGTGTGAGAGGTACTTTGACCTCGCGTTGAATACATCGTTCAGCTTGCTGTACATCCTGTAGCAATAAAGTAACAGCACGTTCATTGCTAATAAACATACCAGGATATACATTAGTAGTATGTCCATAACCAATAGTCCACACGCCGACTGGATCACGATAGGCTACTAATCGTAGCCCCTCGTGTTCCTTGATTAATTGCAGTCCTGTATTACTTGTTCTATGGCCCATTGCTCCCCCAAGTACCAAGCCAATCAGTAGCTCCGGCGCTCATACGCATGGTAGTTTTCTGCTTAATTGCATCCGTGTCAAAGTCATCGTCGAAGCTGCTTTTTGGAGCCTGACGCATATAGACTTTGAGATAGTGATACTGCTTATCAGAGATAATCCACCATGCACCCTGAGAGGTAGTATAGTGGCTGACCATAAAAGCTAGGTCTTCTCCGATGATGGAGTTGATATCGTTCCAGTCTGTTCCTGGTTTTCCACTAGAACCGAGTATCTCACGCGCGATAAATTTGAGTTCTGGTGGTATGATGATAAGCCTAAGCCTAATAGTGATAGGCATTCCTTGTGAGTCAATGAGTCTTTCGTAATGATTTGTAGCGAGTTGCAGTGCGGTAATAGAAAGATCCACGTCAACGGCGGGTCTATTAGGATAAGTGCCGACTGCGTAGATAACATTTCCCACACCCGGCCCGATGTTAGTCGCTTCGGCACCTCCGAGTAAGGGATGTTGTGCATAAAATAAAGGTACTCCATCGACTGTTGTGACATTGTTTGTAAATCCTTGGTTGAAGATATTCATGCTTACCATTTCTTTCGTATATCTCTCAGAACGAGCCAGTGCCACCGGAGCTTTCTTGATGATGCCGTATTTATCATCATCATACAATTCTCTACTCGTTCGTACAGCAAGTCCGTAAGTAAGGTGGACGTATCTTTTGTCGCCGCCCTGAACCATGTTCGTATAGGCGACAGGTGTATTCTCTGGTTTTTCCTGTAACGGGCCAAACGTTCCGAACTTAGCATCTTGTTCATAGGCTGAATCCGAAGTCTCAACATTAAATATCTTTGAGTACTCCTCTGCTCGCTGCTCCGTATCTACAGCATCTAAGTAGATATGGTTCAATCCTGCGGCGAGTAATTTAGGAAATGCCCCTCTAACTTGAGTTGGCATAGTTAATTCTCCTCTCTTTCTATTATCCGCCGTAGAGTTGCTGTGCGCTAGGAAGGAATACAAAACGTACGCGAGCGTTCAGAATATAAGTATTTGGCGTACCATCCTGAACGAGATCTACTGGATTAATTGCTACTATTTTTAGAACGGTATTAGTCCCAGACACCGCCAAAGCTTTATCTACAAAGGCGGAGCCAAAAGCATCAAAGGCGATACCATATTCATGCCCTATGTCGAGAGGTGTAGGAGCATAATCAGAAGCAACAGCGCCAGCACTATTATCAAACTGGCCCTCAAAAATAGTATCGCTAACTGCACGCTCGAAGAGATTACGTCCATCGGTTGGGGGAGCACCGACAGCAATATTATAAGCAGGAGGCTGATTAATAACATGACCATATGTTTGAATAGCTGCTGGCGGGCCAACTTGACTAAACCAACCAGGAGTACCCCTACCGTTAATATTAAGATTAGCTCCTGGCTGTAGCGTAATACCTGCTATTCCATTTGCTACTGTCGTGCCATCCCATCGTTGCACGAAGCCAGTGGTTGAGAGTTGTACGGGAACGCCCAACAAGAAGGTCTGTCCAGCTAGTTCAGACAGCGCAGCCGTAAGAGGCGTATTGCCTGAAATAGTTTGGACTGCCCCCATAGGGCTGTGTACTGTTAAATTAGCTGCCATTTCTATCCTCCTGTTCCGTAGAACCTTACTTTACCCCTAGCAGCATAGTCTACAAATTCGCCACCAGCTTCTTTTTCCATGTACTGATTTGCGACTGACGCTGCTGCTTTGTGCGCTCCCGTAGCACTTACGGCGCTAATTGCTCGCAGATGGGCTGCTCGCAAAGCTCCGTAATATCTTTCTTTTGTAATACGCATCAGAACTACATCATTACAGCGATAGTGCCCTTGAGCATCTACTTCAATTTCGATGTTAAGCGGCTTCGCTAAGTCGGCTTCAACAACAAAAATAAAGCCTCGGCTCTTCATAGCACCGAGGCGCATAGGATTAACATTGACCCAACGAGCAACGTAGGAGGTATCTTTTAGGGAGACATCTAGAGAATCTTCATTACTAAATGGCTTAGCGACTATAGGAAGGTCGAGATCGTAGGCTGCCTCTTCGGTCATGTCGTTGAAGTTGATATTACTCTCTTTGACCTTAAGATCTTTGAGATTCGCTACTCGCGCGCCCATACTAGATTGCTTCACCTTCGGCTCTTCTTTAGCTCCTAGCGAAGCCGCACCTTCTAGCAGGTCATCAACACGAATGTCATTCCCACTGTTAATAACATCAGTATCATTATCAGATACAACATCTGCCATAACTTGATCTTCTGCCACGGCGGGGGGAATCTCGTCTGTAGTAATCTCAACAGGTACATTACTAGGTCTCGTAACTTCCCAGTGCTTAGCCATAATAGCATCCTTATACGTATTCTAGCGTCTTCTTACTCTTTATCCAGTCTTCCTCTTTAATGCCCATCTTCTTAGCATAGCTCTTCTCTTCATCACTGAGAACTACTTCAGCCGCTTCTTTACTTGATCCAGAGTGACCCCCAGTACCGGAGGTACTAGCAGCACCAATAATAGACTTATACTTACCCTCCTTGATGGCTGCATCCTCATCAAAACGAACAAGTTTGTAGCAGTTAAGAATGATGTCAGCGTTAGAACGTAGAGCCAGAGGTTGTGAGTTGATTTTAGCCAATACTTTAGCTTTGAACTCAGGGTCACTTTTGTAGTAGTCCATTTCTCCCAACGTCTCGTTAATCATAATCATCGCATTAGCTGCTTGTTGATTTCTGATTAGCGGCGCGAGCTTCTTGTCAATTGCACTGCCTGGATCATTGATATAGTCCATATCATTAATAGTATCATCATCAGCCTGCTGCTTCCGCGCTGCTTCTTGCTGGCGTCTATTATGATCGGCGAAGAAGTCATTCATCGCCTTTAATTTCTCGTCCATCATAGCAGAATAGCGAGCTTCTTGTGCATCTAAATGCGGCTTAAGAGCTTCTTGTAAAAGCTCAGGTTTAATTTCTATATTATGAATATCCTGCTGAGTATTCCCACGCTTAGGTTCCTCTTCCGGCTCTTTACTTCCAAACCATTTTGCTGGCATACTTATCTCCTTGCTTCATAACTTCTTTTAGTATTCTCAGAAATACTAACAGGCTCAAGATGGTTCGGATTACAACATTTTCTATTTCTACATAAATGATCTAATTGCATTTCAAATGGAATCGAACCTTTAAAAATCTCATATATGACACGATGCAGATAATATTCTTTACCGTTTATTTTTATTTGAGAATACCTTAATCCATTATGACTAACTAAACTTACCCAACATCCATCACCAGAACTCTTATGATAATACCTTCCTTCATCTATACGTTTCTTGAGCCAATAGATTTTACGTTTAGGAACATTATCAAGAATTCCCATCCTCGTCCTCCGGTCGCAATTCTTTTAATTTTTGTTCTTGTAGTTCTTCTAATGATTTTAATTCTCTAAGTTCACTTGGCAAATTAATTACTGCATACAAAGCCTGTGCTTTCCCCTGAATCAAACCACGCTCAAAATCCTCTTGTTTTTCAAACAATAACTCATCCAATCTATTGGATAGTTCCGCCTGAAGGTACTGTAGGAGCGGCTGGAACTGCTCCGCCTGGTACAGATTGTAAATTTGCTCCCGCTTGCTGAGGAGCTGCTCCCATTCCTTGAGTCCCGGCTGCTGGTTGTCCTTGTTGTATGTTGGGCACACCTTGTCTTTGTCCTTTCAAAAACGCTGGTACAGGAATCAAGCTTTTAATATCTTCATGTCCATAGCTTCTAAGAATATGTTTCATTAATAAGTTTTTAGCTTTTAACATCTCCATATAATACATCTTCAATTCATCTGGCATTCCCTGGGTAGTTAACGCCTGTATTACTTGAGCGTCTCCAGCGTACAGACGCTCAAGATGTTGAGTGAGTAATAAGTCATTCTGCTTCTCCATTTCCTTATTTATACTGGCTGAGCTTGGTCTAATCAACAAACCTAAGCGACCCTCACGGAAATATCTAAAGGCCCTTCCTAGAACTTCCGCATCCGTCCCATACGTTCGCATCTTAGAACCAAGCCCAAAGTGACTATATACCTTTGCTATCTTGTCGCCAGCCCTAGTATGAGCATTGCGCATATCACTAGTACGAAGGCCAGTTCGATTATTCTGTTGTTGCATGACTGCGAATGTACCCATCGCTGAGTATACACCACGCTTAGGATTAACGATACCACCGCCAGCACCCCCGATAGCAGGATCAACGCCGCTACGCTGTTGGGCATAAGCCACAGTGAGATTCTCTGAGTCGGTATTGGTAGCGTAGGCATTGCTCGTATCTAATCGTTCAATTTCGTCCTTATCTGCTGGAACCATAACGCCAGGATAAAAAGTGAGGATGCTGCGGAGTTTAGAGTTTTTGTTAATTCTGAATGCAGTTGTGTTGTTAAGCGTTCCGGCATCGGTACGTTGATTATGGATGATACTAATTTCATCTTGATAGCCCTTAAGCATCTCTGCGAGTCCGTATCCTAAGTACTGATCGTCATCGTAGGCCAGTTTCGCATCCTCGTAGATGCTCATATTTTCTGGATAATAATTATAATAGCATAATAAATGTGTCTCACTTTGAAGATGCAAGTGAGCTACTAGATTGAACTTCTGGCTATTGTGCCAATACGTAAATTCGACTTCGAGTATATCGTATTCATTCCCCACATCCTCTCTTACTGGTGAATCTATTATCCCTTGCGTTCGTTCTACATAGTCTTGAACTTCTTCATGCATAGTTGTACGATCTGGTTGAGGTAGTATCTTATTTACCTTATCCCAGGGATAGAGTCCTAGCTCGGCGCGTTCTTCGAGTTGCCACCTACTTAGAGTTGCGATTTCAAAGCGTAGTGGGGAATCACGAAGGCGGCTATAGTTAAGATTAGTAACAAACTTATTAAGAGGGACATTAGTAGGTCGCGGCCCATCGTACTTAACCCAATCCCGGAACATGTTCTTAGTAGCTGCAACGTCAATACCTGTCATATCTACTAGTTGCGACTCAACAGTGTATTGATACGGAGTCTTTATTATTCCCGTTCCGTTTCTACATGCGCTGCTAAACCAAGTCTGTTCTACTCGGTACATATCCAGCTCGTCGGAATCCATAGCTGCGTCGCCCATGAATCCTTCGAGTACATCTTTTAATTCCGTACTATTCTCTTCCGCAATTAACTCCCCCAATAGCTTTACAGGCCAAAGGGGTTCAACCATATATAAAGACATGACCCTACTAAGAAGCTGATCGCAGTGAGTAGCAATAATTTGAATAACATTGTTAGCAGCATTTGGCCAAGGGGTATTTTTGACTTCTCCAATAGGAACACCTTTGTATAGACGAGCATACTTCTTCAATGTATTACTACGAAAATTCTTTGTCTTATCCATCCAATACCGACACTGCTTATCGAGATATGACCACATATCTCTATTACCATCTACGCCGAAGTTAACCTTAGTAAGTCTAACGCGGGGCATTTCTAAATCCTATTTCCTACTTATTCATCGTCCTCTATCCCTAGCTCTTCTAACCACTCCTCTTCCGTAATTACCTTAACAAATATCGCCTGCGTATCATCTTCCTGGCCTCGTACTCCTACAAACCTTAAGCACTTCCCTGTTCCTGTTTTTATCGTGCACGGTAAATCAACACTGAAGTCAAAATCTTCAGGCAAGCTCATAGAGTTCGCTCCTTGTATTTTTTGTCCACTGCGTTAGTCCACGGTCTAAATACATTTCTATTTCTTCTTGATCTTCATTAAAATCCCATACTTGCGGGCCATAGCCGAGAGTGTCGAGCACATCTCGTAACGGCCCATTTGGGTAGGTTTCAACTTCTTCCATAAATTCAGATTGTCCACTACTATTAACCCATAGCTCATGCCTTTCGATAATGGGAATAAGACTCTCGATTCGTAGCTGCTTCGCATTCGCAGTCCTCGGAGTTTTTAGTTCTTTGAAAACGATATTTTTAATATAAGCGTCATCACTAGCTGAATCTGTGACTGATTGTCTATATTCGAGATGATACTTGAGATAGCGTTGGGCTGCAATTGTTTCCAAATAGACCTCTGTGAGCTTCCACTGCTTACAAAGGATAAATAAGGCGTTGATGAATTGCTCAATACTGCTTGCCTTGGCCCATACGTCCAACAGATAAATTCTGCGTGGGTCATCCATTACTCCCGTTACTGTTATCGCGTGGCGACAACGGCCTTTCTGTTCTGCATGGTTCGGGTCTACTATCATATACCGCCGTAGTGTACGAGGCATGACATCCTTTATAACATCGCCTTCCTGTACATGATGGCGTATTGCTATTCGCTTCTTCTTGTGCGTAATTACGGCATTGTCTTCGTTGCATGATACGAACTCGAAATAGCGTAGATCTTTCTTGCTTAGTTTAAGCTCCGCGGGATTAATAGGCATGTTGAGAAACTGACAAGAAAAATGGTAAGTACCTAGCCGCTTCTTCCATTTTTCAAGCTTCTCAATACTAAATGCTTCAGGATAGATAGATTGCCCATAAGGATGCAATCTACAACACCCACCAAGAGCAGAGTGAGTAGTAAAATTAAAATAAGTTTCATTAGCGCGTATCCAACTATTAAGATCATTCCATGCCCACCTATTACCAACTATCAGCTCGTCGTTCTCACGTCCACTAGAATCGGCCTCAGAATCAAATGCTCCGACGAGTAGTTTATGATAGTCTATAGTTTTTTCCATCTCAATCTCTGATTCGATTGCTTCCTTACCAACCAAGTCGTCTTGGATAATTCCTTCATAGTGCCTTGACTGGAGTGCTCCACCAACTCCAATAAAGTCATATGTTCCTTCACCGTGAACGGAGCCCTCGGATGTACGCTTGTGATGTAGTGACTCATTGTTCCAGGTTCCGCCAGGATCGGGGAGTATGTCACTAAATATGTATCGGAATATCTCATTGTTTTCATAATGACTACTTATTCTAGTACCTAGCTTTACAGCATTCTTTATGACCTCAGACACAATGAGCCATCTGAAATCTTGTCTGTGAGCACGTCGCATCCATAGGAGAAATTCATCATTGCCGTAACTACCTCCGATAGTTCGTAAGAGGGCTTCATCTTCGTCACTGAAGCGTAATGATCTCCACATCGGAAGAGCTTCACTAAATATCGTGGATTTAAGATGATCTCGTGGTATCTCGATAACATCCTGTACCCCATCTTTTTCAACGGCGCGACACATCTGATAGTGCAAGTTCTTAGTTCGATTAGGATTTATCTGAACTTTGTTCTTTTTTAGAATGACTGTTAGAAAATAGTATAACGACCCAAAGGAATTAATCCTATGGATTGCCTTCTTAGTCTTCTGGTCTAGTAAGTCTGATATAGGTATTACTTGAAAGCTGTTAGTTACAGACCTGGGAAAATAGGCCGCGCCCTTCGGCCTTAAAGAGTCCAAGTCATTATTATCCACAATGGCCGATATATCTTCTATAGTATAAGACATTTCATTACTATTAATAAAAATAGGAGTCAGCTATGGTCTGCACTTCCTCGCACTGGCTCCAAACTTAATTAACCTTGAGCTTCTTCGGATCGAGATTCTCCAACGTATCTGCCTTAATCTGTTCTTCCATCATATAGATCTGGCTTGTGCTATCTGTCGCGCCCTTGGTAAATTCCTTTGTTACTTCATCCTGCTCGGCTTCGCTATCGTTCGCCATGCGTGGGGCTGTAGCCAATACGTTCTGTATGCTCTGAGCCACGGCGTCCAGAATGCTAAGATTAACTTGTTCTTTAACATCAATTGCTGTACGACTGACCTTGGCATGTGTACCCTCACGATCTAAAATATCCTGCGTTGCTTTTAAAGCTACATGCTGATTGCCCGACAGCATTAGCTCTTTTAATTTCTGCAACGCAGGTGGCACCATTCCTCGCAGTTCGGCAGCCTGAAATTCTTCGTCAAGGCGTATATCTTCGTTGTGAGTCTCGATAATACCAGTCTGTAATGATATCATCCTGGCCTTGAATTCTGGAGTAGCTTTCAAGTATACTAGTGTTTGTGGATGTATTCCAATAAAGGCGGCTATCTGTTCGTTGGAAAATATCCCTTTGCTCGTTAAGAGCGCAGCTTTCTCTATCCTCATTATTCTTTTCCATGCCTTCCCCTTGTTAGGACTTCCTGGCGGTCTACCTTGTCCATGATTCATAGTGGTATCCACGGCGTACCCGGCGGCGCGGGCGGGGCATCGAGAGGCGGGAAATTAGGTGCTGCTCCATAGTCATTAGGCTGTTTAAAGTTCGGCGAGAGTACGTCCCAAAGCTCTGGGCCAGTAATAGCTATAGTTGCATTTGAGGGATAGCTAAGATCCATAGTAACCAAGTCCATAATCGGAAGCAATATCCCTGCGGCTCTAGCATTTTGGCCAAGTCTGTGATGATATACATAATGATTAGGCTCTAAATAACTAGCACCCGGAGGAACTACGCCAGGGTTAGATGCGATGGCTATTGCATCCTGAACTGCGTTATTTGCTTGGCCAAAATACAGATTTACATTCGCCATATAAATCTCCAAGGTAGTAGACATCTAGGAGGGGGTCTCTTAGAATATCTACTACCCGCTTGTAATAAGTGGGAACGCACTTACTACAAAATCTTTAAAATCTTTTTCTTTTCTTCTTTATCTACCGGGTTGATATCCACCGGTTCCACTCCCACTTCCAGGTACTTGCTGGCCCGGTTGATGTGGCTGCGGTTTGTTAGGATCATGCGGCTTGCTAGGATCTTGCTGCTTTTTCTCTTCTGCATCTTTCTCGTCCTCTGGCTGCGGGTGCTTAGGTTGCTCCGGCGACATAGATTCTCCTTTGAAATGATATGTACCCACTTGACAGTCGGCTTCACGATTGTAGTACTTCTGTGCATGATCTAGCATCAAACTCATGATTTTTGAAGGCATTTATCTCACCCAACAACGTTTTGCATAATTTACTGAAACTTTCTCAGGACGAATATTAAGTCCTCTACGATTACGATTGGCATTACTGTCAATCATAAAATCAATTCTTTTTCTAAATCTCTCAACTATTCTATCGTATTCTTCTATCTCTCGTCTATTAAGATTGCGCCACTCTAATATGTCCATGTAATACTGACGAGACAGACAGACGGATGACATGGGAGCATTTTACCAGAAAGTCAAGAGAAAAATGAAATTTATTTTCCCTTTCTTTTCAATCACTTGGCGTCGGCTATAGTTTTCTGGAGTTCTCGGGTTGAAGATAATACTAAGTAAATTACTTAATTACTTAACTTATATATTAGTTATTAAATGCTATTTTATGAAAAATTTATTTGGGGACTCCCCCGCCGACGAGTCACTCGCTCGATTTTTTACCAGTGGAGGGTCGGTTTCATTAGCAAAAGCGAAATCTATTGCGCCATACGCACTAAGTTATGCACTATATGCAAACAGCATATAAGAAGACCTTCGTAGTTACAAATTGCTCTTGTAAGTTGTTGATAATAAAGGTTATATAACCATTAGGTTAACTAAGTGCCTGGTGGTACACTAGAAGGAGTTGTTCGTTCCTTGACAATCTGAGGTTGGTAGGTTGGTGAGCCGTAGGTATATCTGTATTAGGTAAGCGCATGCATACGTGCCGCGTGGAAGTATACAGAATAGCTACAAGCTACAATCGCCACCGAACCCATTTGTTACCCCATTTGTTACAGTACATTGTAACTGTAGTGATTACAGATACAATGTGCTGTCTAGAGTTACATATAGATTGTAACTGTAGACAGCGCATATAATATGTGACTGTAAATAACACAAATGGAGAATGAACATGGCACAGCCATCAAACAAAGGGCAGCTAGCAACACAGGATAAGAATGCAGTGAACACGGAAAAGCCAGTGAAAGCTGGTGAGTACGTATGCGTTGCTCCGTTCCAATTGGACGGAGTGCAGAGCGAAGGGCTTCGCAGGCTTCATCGTCTGATGAACACCGAAGCGAATCCTATGAGCCTTACTGAGGTAATGAGTAAGGTAATGGGAAATGCAATTGTAACTGCATTTGACTCAAAAGTTGCTGCTCGCCATCGCACAGCATACAAGTACAATCGCCCGAGCATGACAGAGGACGATTTTCTAGATGCGAAGATGGACGTTGATACTCGCAAGTTCCACAAGGAACTGCTAGCTACACGTCGCAAGTAAAAAGTTCCTGTAGCTGTTACATAGCAATATGTAACTGCTACGGGACTTTTTATTTCTAAAATAATTTGTAACAGATACGGTTACTGTAATAGCTACTGTTACAGTAACGGTATGTGTTACAAATAGCAATATGAGCGTAGCGTACCGCGCTCTCATTTGAGGTAACTTGCTCTCAGATCAAGAGATATATGCATACGGGCTTGACATGGGAAAGTTGAAGCGTTGGGGGTAGTGGATAATTTTTAATTTATGTATTATATAAAAAAAAAAAAAAATAAAATAACTACTACTCTCCCAAAACTCGCCAAAACTTCCATGTCAAGCCTATATGGATATATCTTGCTCATTTTAAAGGCTT